ATGCTCACCGTTAAGCAGATTGAAGCAGCAAAGCCGAAAGAAAAACCATACCGCCTTCTCGATGGTAATGGCCTGTACCTTTATGTCCCTGTATCAGGGAAAAAGGTATGGCAGCTTCGCTACAAGATTGACGGTAAGGAGAAAATCCTGACTGTCGGAAAATATCCGCTTATGACTTTGCAGGAAGCAAGGGATAAGGCATGGACTGCGAGGAAAGACATCTCGGTTGGCATCGATCCGGTAAAGGCGAAAAAGACTTCGTCTAACAACAATTCATTTAGTGCGATTTACAAGGAATGGTACGAGCACAAGAAGCAAGTCTGGTCAGTAGGCTATGCAACTGAACTTGCCAAAATGTTTGATGACGACATTTTACCCATCATCGGCGGTCTTGAAATTCAGGATATTGAGCCGATGCAACTGCTGGAAGTAATCCGCAGATTTGAAGATCGCGGTGCAATGGAGCGAGCCAACAAAGCACGCAGAAGATGCGGCGAGGTTTTCCGTTACGCTATTGTCACCGGCAGGGCTAAATATAACCCGGCACCTGACCTTGCAGACGCCATGAAAGGATACCGCAAGAAGAACTTCCCGTTTCTTCCAGCAGACCAGATCCCTGCATTCAACAAAGCACTGGCAACATTTTCAGGAAGCATCGTATCGCTCATTGCGACCAGAGTTTTACGCTACACAGCCCTAAGAACGAAAGAGCTTCGTTCCATGCAATGGAAGAACGTCGATTTTGAAAACAGGATTATCACCATCGATGCCAGTGTGATGAAGGGTCGAAAAATTCATGTGGTCCCGATGTCAGACCAGGTGGTTGAACTTCTCACTACGCTAAGCTCAATCACCAAACCAGTCTCAGAGTTTGTTTTTGCCGGGCGCAACGATAAGAAGAAGCCAATCTGCGAGAACGCGGTATTGCTTGTGATCAAACAAATCGGCTATGAGGGTCTGGAAAGCGGTCACGGATTCAGGCATGAATTCAGCACGATTATGAACGAGCACGAATGGCCTGCTGACGCTATTGAAGTGCAACTGGCACATGCCAACGGCGGATCTGTGCGCGGGATTTACAACCATGCTCAGTATCTGGATAAGCGCAGAGAAATGATGCAGTGGTGGGCGGACTGGCTTGATGAAAAGGTGGAGTGAACCATCTTAAAAATCAATGAAAACATGCAAGGCCTGGCACTCAAGTTACAGGCCTTGCGCATACAATTTATCAACTAATAATTTAATTTTTTAAAATATCAATTAATTCTATCTAATCCTGAACATTACAATTGGAGCAGAGCCAGAAGATAAAGGGCCTGACCAATGGTATCTAATTCTGAAAGAAGACTCACTTGGAGTTCCGATAATTTCTATTGGACTTAAAGTTGCACCTTCTGCAGAACCAGCAGGTTGTCTAAACCCCAACACAGCAATCTGGTTTGGTGTTGGGGCATACAGAAAATTATGCTCAATATCAACCTCGTTAGATTCGCTACCTGTTGGGTTTGGCATATTCCACTCAATATAATCGTCAGTTGATTTCCCATTTATTGAGTTTCCAACTGTTGCCATAATCGTCCACGTACACGTCCTGTTAAGGGCTGCCATTCTATCACCTAAAAACCTATTATAACCATTTGCGCCTGAAGTGATTAATCTTATATTCTCTGATGCACATGTGCCAATGCTGTTAAATCCAGTGCAATCAGAAGAAAGCCCCTTCGCAGTTATATCTACGCTGTTCGCAAAACAAATTGTTGTTGAATTTACTGCATCGCGAATAAGAGCAGAACCCGAAAACAAATTATCACACGAACCTCTTATATTATTACCACCGCCGGATAAGTAACATAAATTTCCTTTTATCCTCTTGGATGTAAAAGTAACATTGTTATTGTCACCAGTAACAGAAAGAAGCGAGGCTTTAATAGGGGCATTGTCACTCTGCAACTGACCAATTTGGTTTATTGTAACTACATTGTTGTTGCCTGATATAGCTATCTGATACCCATCATCATCAATTGAAGGTGAATATCTTTGTGCTTTTATATTGATGTTAAGTGTCCAGATTTTACCGTTATCCAGAAGCATGTCGCGGAGAGGAGAAATTGAATCGCCAGTGTAGTTATCTGGCATTCTTCCGCACGCCCTGGCTTCTGCGATGGCAACAACACCATGTGCCCCGTTGGTAAACCAGTAACCACCTAAACTATTATCAACACACACGTGCCTCGCATTGAATCGGTTAACACCCAGCGTCTTAAATCCATAGCCATAATACACAGCATATACATGGATGTAATTTATATCGACATGTCCTGTATAAGGAGACTGATTATCAAGAACAATTCCATGACATGATTCTCCTGGATAAAGAAGGCTTTGTTGGCTTGTTGCTGTTAATCTTGCGCTGTAAGGAGGAAGTCCACACAGGCCAAAAACAATATAATCTAGGTTAATATCACCTGGCCCCCTGAACACAACCCCCTCTCTCCCTGAAATTCTTCCCGTTATCCTCACTTCAGAGGCGTGTTCCTGATTATCATGAAATGATCCATACCCCTCTGAATAGAGAGCATGTTCTGCAACATTATTAATCTCAACGTCAATGTGGTACATGCTGCCGAATATTTTAATGGCAGTTCCATAGTCATTGTTAACAGTGTCGCAAGTTCTCCATGAGTTTGTATCTCTTTGCAAGTCAAGATAATTACCATCAATGGTCATATCTTTTATGCTAAATCCATATGGCGCATCAGACAGATTTTCCACAACGCCAAAGCCATGTGTTTTAAATACATCTGTATTACTACCTTTTTTAACATACAGAAATGTTGCTCTCTTTCCAGAGCCTTTATGATGAACGCCTGTATAAAGAATGATAGGAGAATCTATTAAATAAACACCTGGAGGGTAAAATATTTCCCCACCACCATTATTAAAAGCAGCTAATGCTGCGGCATTAATGGCATCAGAATCTGATGTCAATCCATCTGCTTTAGCTCCATAGTATTGAGGTGTTTTCCTGATTGCATCGTAAACCGTTGAAGCGCCGAAACCGATATATTTACTACCATCTGTACCGCCAATAAGTAATTTAAACTGATCCGGGTCGTACTTCAACACATTAGGAAAATTGAACTGCTGCGCCCCATATGCATCATAAACAGCCATAGAATGGCCTTGCACAGTTACGAACTTGGCAATCTGTCCGTTATATACCGGGTAACCAGCAGCGTTAATGATGATTGGTTGAGAAACAGGAACGTGAGAGCCGTCTTCGTTCTCCACATAAACCTGAATCTGGTTTTCTGGATTTACTGGGTCAGTGTCAATTTTACCGATATAAATTTTACCATTGGCAACTGCTTTAAAAGAACGCGCCATAGTGAAGAGTTGCGATGGCATGCTTACCACAACATTGGCATTTATTGAATCTGTCATTTAATTTGCTCCAGATACAAGGAATCACCGCAGCATGGCTACGGTTGGAATTTGTTACATACCTAAACGGTACGATTGTTGATTTGTACAGTGGGTTTTACGATGCCATTCCACCCATTTGGTGAGGCATTGATGATGTACAGCAAATACGATGAGGCGCAGTTCCACTTGAGGCTTACACACGAGTTGCACGCTAAGATTAAGCAGCGTGCAAAAATGAATAACAGGTCTATCAATTCCGAAATTGTGGCTACGATGGAAGAATCACTCTCCAAACCATCACCTGTAAGCGGGTATCGTGATGAAGAAGAGAGGCTGGCCTCATTAATCTCGGAACGAGTAAAAGAAGTTGCGGCTGATATCCTTAGAAAAGAAAAAACCCGCGATTAAGCGGGTTTAGTTGGTTAGTTATCAAAAAGTCCGTACGTTTCTTCTTCTTCAGGTGTAAGGGGAAGAATCTCTACTCTATCTATAGATACCTTTTCAATGTACCCATGAGGTCTACTTAAAATTAAAGCTCTCTCATGCCACAGAACTCCAAGAATGTGATACCTTCCAGCATCGCCTTTTACCCTGGCTCTTCCTTTGATTCTTGGAGGCATAATGCCATATTTTTTCTTTGCCATTATGCAACATTACTCCCATGAATCAGGTGTTGTAGTGCTTTAACACCTTCCGCATTGTAGCGGAATGCTTCCACCTGTTTGCTGGAATGCGCAGATTTATCCAGGAAGAACTTCCCGTACTGCTCAGTTTTGAGGTTGTTTGCGTTAGCAATGCGACCAATCTTGTTGGCCGTTACTCCAAGCTGCTCTGCAACCTCCCCTGCTGAGTAGTAATGCTCTTCTATTGCCGGAAGAGGTATTGCATTAAAACCAACGAGCGGGTTGATTATACTTGCTGCCGCTGTCTGCTTTGCCTCAGGCGCAAGATTTGGCATCAGATCGAACAGATTGGTAACAGCTTCAACCGTCATTTTCAGTGTTCGCGCCTGGCGATACTCAACAAGTCCACTCGACGATTTACCGCTTTTAATGTGCGCTTCTTGCATACTTTCAAGTTGGTCTACAAGTGAGCGGCGAACAGCTTTAGATTCACGAGCAGCCACTCGAAGGGCTTGCTTAATTGACATAACAACTTTTTCAGAAGTTGTCTTGTTTGATTTTTGAACTACGAAAATTTCGTAGTGCTCACCTTCAAGTTCATCCTTAATGCGTGCAATAAAGTCGTTATTGCGAACTTCTTTTTCCCCGCACTGTCTACGAGCATGATTGACCATCTCTAACAGGTACTGGCTATCAATGGTTTTATCCGTGACAACGGATCCGATGTTTGCTACATTCTTAAAAGTCATTAGGCATTCCTTATGTGGTAGTAAGGGTGTGACATAGGCCGCCAGCAGCACACTGGCGGTTTTCTTTTGCGCCGTCCTGGGCACCAATCAATGAATCCATTCCTCGCCGCGAAGTTTTGCCAGCATTGGCTGAGCGTTCTTTACGACAAAATTGTTGGGATCAAGATTCTTCATTTCACGAAGAAGCGATTTCTTGGTTTCTTCTGACATGTAGCGAGTCTCATATGCAATATCGTAAATCCTTCCTGAAAGCTCAGAACCAATTTGCTTCATTCCTGGGTAGATGTGTTTGCACATTTGTTGACTCTTCTCCATCCACAATTGTAAGTAGCAGAGATTAACCAGTTCTTCGTCAGTAAACTGTTTTGCAATCGGTGAGCATTCTGCCTGCCGATCCAAAATATCCAGCACCCAGCGGCGGAACTCTTTGGCTACCGGAGTGCGAGCAAACATCGCGATTAGGTGGGCACCGCGTAGTGAGAAAACTCGCACTTTTTTGCGATAATTTCCTGAGGTACTCACTTCGAGTACCTGAGTCATTCCGGCGCTAAACTCATCGCTATACTTGTTATAAATCATTGTTACTGCACGGCTATTTGCATATTTAAGTGCAGATGCAATATTAGATGATGTAAACCAAACACCATGCATATCACGGGTGGGCACCAACTCAACTCCGTGGAAGTTGTAATCTGATTTTGCTACAATATTCATGTTAGTTTCCTTGCATACGGTTACTGACATAGAGGCCCGGTTTGTGTTCGCGCACTGCCGGGCTTCACTATTTTTATTGGATGACAACATCGCCCTTTGCCTCAAGTTTCATCAATAACTCCATTCGATAAGCTATCTCTGCCTGAATTGACCTATGGCATCTTTTTGCTGATTCGCGGATATGTGAATCAACCTTTTCTGTAAAACGAACCTGACGCGGCTTGATGGAAGATATCTTTTCAGTCATTATGCACTCCTGTTTTTGAAAAACTCATAATCTCACTTTTTGTAGTTTGATTATTCACTCACACTCAGTATGAGTCAATGAATTTTTTATGGTGAACTAATGAATTTTGACGATCAATTCCCATCAAGAGTATCTCTGGCAAGACAGTCCAGGGGTATGACGCAGGCGCAGTTGTCAAAATTAGCTGGTGTTGTTCAACGTCAAATAGCTGCATACGAGGGTGGTGAGGCTAAACCACGGCTTCGTGTATTGCAGGCATTAGCCAACGCATTAGGCACTACGGCTGAGTGGTTAGCTCTGGGTGAAGGTCAGGGGCCTGGAACAAAAAACGTCATGCCTGACGTTCTGGTAAAGCAAATACCAATCCTCAAACTAGATGAAGTTATGCATTACCTAAACACAGGTGAACATTCATCGTCTAGATTTCATCCGGCAATATACAATGTTGGTGACTCTGCATTTGCATTGACTATTGAAGGTGAAGCTATGACTACAAGTTCAGGTATTAGCTTTCCCAGAGGATCAGTTGTCACGTTCAGCCCTCTAGTAAAAGCTAAAAGCAAAGATTATGTAATAGCATCATTGGATAAAGAGCAAATATTGAGCTTCAAGCAGGTTTACATTGGTGAAATAGAGACAAACTTAGTATCCCTAAACCCAATGTATCCTAATATTCTTGTTAGAAATGAAGATGTTAGTATTTTGGCAACCGCAGTTTACCTTGAAATCCCGTTGCTTTGATATCCTTTAGGAAGCGACACATTATCATCCGGTGTTCTGCTCAAAACTAAGGAGTGGCTACTCAATGAAAAAAATAGATATATATAGCGATACATCAGCCTATGTCATAGGCTCATTGGGTTTTTTAATTTTTTTTGTTTGGCAGTACCAGTCACTATCTCCAGGATGGAGATTTTTGGGGATGTCTTTGATATCACTTGGTGCAGGAATAGCAACGCAGGTGTTGATGTATCTCTTTAATGGATGGATCTCAAAAAGAGTTGAGAAAAAAAGAGCTACTTCAATATGTAGAAGCCTAGCTATTCCAGAAGACTCTACAGATCAGGATGATATTGCAAAATGTTGGCGGTATATGATTGCAAGATACTCAAATGAGTTACTGGCAAACAGACTGTCCGACTTAATCGGGATCGTAGTTACCTCTGTTGGAACAATCATCAGTATAGGGATATCAATTTGGTATGTCGGGATGATTGTCTATTTTGTTTGGAATAGAGACTTCAATGAACCTTCCCTTCTTTTTATACCTTTATTTTTCAGGGTATTAGCATTCATATGTGAGTTATTGCTCTCTTTTTTCTGCAATGTTTTGTTCAACAGATACCCAGGTGAAGCAAGAAAGTTTAATAAAAACTATGATGAGTTAAGGAGAACAGATCCTTTTCTATCAAGCAAAGAGTTCCGCGATTCCATTCGCAATTAACAACATCCATGACATCAACCCTTAGCGATCAGTTGCATCATTGGCAAGTATTGGTCTGATGGCATTTGCGGCGTTATTCAGCGCTCTTTCATAGGCTGGCGTTCCAGCTTTAGTGTTTGCCAGACGTAAGAGCGCATTCCTTGCTGCTTTGGACTCATACAAGCGCATCATTGCACCGAAACCAGCCTCAAGCCCCATTGATACGCCAAGAGTCGCAGTTGCGCCAATCGTCCTTATCCTGTTGGCTTGCGATTGCCCCGTCTGAGTTACTACATTTGCGGTGTCTGACCTTGCTGTTTGCTGTAGAACTTCATTAAGAGCATCAAGTTCTTTCATGTGCTTTCCAGAAAAAATAGTGTTGTAAATTTCACCTCCTGACTGAGATTTCAGCTTATTAACTTCAGTGATGAACTTGGCTGGAGAGTCGCCGGCCTTTTCCGCTATTTTGCTGACGTAAGCTGCACGCATAGCATCTTTCCCTTTATCATCCAGTGCGCTCCAGATTCGTTTCACGTCAGATGGTTTTCTGCTTAATACAACGGTATTTATAAGTTCAGGACTGGCTTCACTGCTTGCCTTGTTGAGCTTGTTGGCAATGTTTTTATTAAGCACCTTATTATAAACGTTTGCATAATCGGAATTTGCTTTAAGGTATTTTGCTGCGTCTGATGCACCGAGGTTTTTAGCAACTGCGTTACGAAGGTCTTTTGACATTGCATTCTCTACCATATTGGTAGCTGCTTTTGCCTGGTTGGGGAAGACCATAGCATCTCCCTGAACATTAGATCTAAATGCTGTTCTGTGCTGACGCAAGAGATCAAACGTAACATCCAAATCAGTTGCAGGGTTTGCTAATTCTTCACGTAGGTTACGCAAGGATGTAAGCAGGCTTTGATTGGCAGACGTCCCAAGCCGTTCCTGTCTTGCGATCGCTGTATTCAGAGCATTCATGGTATTTGTGGTATCAACTGCGGCATTACCCATTTTATTGGTGACGTCATTGATAACAGCGCCAGCGGCATCCTTCCGCCCCCTTAACGTGGTGGTAAGAGATTTCACCACATCATCAGGGTTGTACTCACCAAAACGGTCAAAATAATTGCTTACCAGTTTACTACGCGTTGCATATTGCTCCGCTCTCTTTGAGCCTGTCCCGAGCAAAGCCCCCTCGGCATCCTGAGTAAGGCCACGAGTGAAAGCATTTTTCGGCGGGATAACATCAGATGTCATTGGTGTCACGCCCATCGATTCTGATGTGGCAATTTTCTTCGCCACTTCTGGCGCAATATCACCTTTTATAGCCGTTATTCCACGCCCTATTCCCTTTGCTGCTGCGGAAAGAACACCCTGAGCGGCAAGGTTAACTCCGGCATTTTTGGCTGCATTTTGTGCGAAATCGCCTTTCTGATTTGCGGCCTCTGCCAGTGATCCAATAGCCATGCTTCCTGCCATTCCAACTCCTGGAACTAAATACCCGCCAATTGTTTCTCCAGCTTGCGCATAAGGGTCTGTTGGTCGATCTACTGGACGATAAACATCATCCAAAACCTTGGGGCCACCAAGACCCTGGCTGATTGCATTAATCAGACTTGCGCCACCCTGCAATACGTCAAATGGTATGTTTACCAGACCACGGCCAGCCTGTTCTGCAATTTGCCCTGCACTTTGACCACCAGTGAGCCAATCGCCAGCTTGTTGCATCAATGATGGTTCTTCACGTGCTGGTTCATTATTGGCCTGATTAACTGTTTGTTGCTGAACAGCCTGACCAGCAAAATACTCATCAATGGCGGTGCCAATATCTTCCGTGCTCGTACCATCAGGAAAGGTAAATGTCTTACCGTTTGCAGTTACTTTCATCATTCCACCGTAAATTGAATGCCTGATTTTGAGGTATATGATCCGGATTGACTCTGCTGCTGTTGGGTATTTGTCGGTTGTTGGCTATTGCTCTGTTGTTGACTATTTGCAGCACTTGAAACCACCAAAGCATCATAAACGCGACCAGACTGACCACGTAATGAGTTATATTGGCCCTGCATTTTTCGCATTTTTGTTTCAGTAGCAGCCTTGGAATCACCGGGCTGAGGCAGGTACATTTTGGAATACTCCTGCATCTCTGGCAGAGTAATTGCTGCACCTGTTTCTGGGCGCAAAATTGCATACAAGGCGTCTCTCGCATTTACCATATATTGCTGCTCCGCTGGTGATAGGCTTAAATTTGCAATAGTCCCATCACCAAGAGAGCGATTTATTAATGCAACTCGCTTAGGGTCAATGCTTTTACTAAGCTGATTCATTGAGTCCATTGAATCTTTTAATCGCAAAGCAAATCCTGCCGCCTTCTTGGAACCCTCATTAGCCTTATCTATGATGCTTTGCGCTTGTGGCAAACTAATTGGTTTAATGCCATCACCAGATATAGGTTGGTTTAGTTTTCCTGCTTCCTCGCTGCCATCGGTGTAATACTTAGTTACCGAGCCATCAGGATTGGTTTCAACCTTAAGTAATTTCTTAGCATTGGGATTAATTCCCGCCGCTGCCGCAAATGCCGCTGCACCATCTGGATCCGCCTTTAACATTTGCGCGTACTGATTGTAATTCTGCATTGCGGCTGTTGGTGCATATGCTGACGTTAACGCATTTGCTCGGCTAATATCCTGCCCTCTCGCCTGAAGTGCTTCGCTGGCCTGATTGCTGCGGATTGTCTCTGCCAGTCTGCCTCGGTCAATCTCACGACCAGCTATCTTGTCCTGAACAGCAAACGCCTTTTCTGGCCCAAGTGCACCGAGAGACATAGTAGTCAGCATGTGTGATAGCTGCTCTGGATTCTGAATACCTGTCTGAATCATCCAGTCAGCATTCGCCCCCACGCGATTTAACCTGTCCTTGTTATCAGTAATGAATTTACTGTAGGCTTCCGGTCCCTGAGAAAGAGCGACGTTAGCCCTCATGGCTAAATCGCCCATATCGTTGCGTTGCTGCTCATTAAGACCGGAAAATGCCTGTTGTGCCTGTGCAACAAACGCTGGATTTTCCTGGGCAAACTTAAATAGTCCCGATGGATCACCAGAAGCCCATGCATCAGCATGAACCTTATTGAACGCATTAATCGCTTTCTGTTGCTGTTCCTGCTTATAAATATCAGCAACTCCAGCCAGACCACGTAACGCGGTCAGACCAACGTTATTTGCACCTGAGCGAGCCAGTTCATTGTTTTCGCGGATCAGACCAAGCGTTGCGTTAATGTCGCTTGCTTTTGGCGCATTCTCATTTTGCGCACCAATGCCAGCCAGAAAACCACCAGAATTAATACCCTGTTGCCACGTAGCCATTGATTAACCCTTAAAACAGTGAACCAAGAAGACCAAGACCGCCGCCAACAGCGGCACCAATACCAGTACCAATACCGGGAACAATGCTGCCAAGCTGTGCTCCAGCAATTGCTCCAGAGGCAGCCCCGCCTATTGCAGATTGAAGGCCGGAAGGTCTATTAGCGTTTGCCGCCGCCAGTGCCGCGCTTTGCTGTGAAATCTGGCTCATGTTGTTGGCATATGTTTGCCCGGCGTTTGCCTGCCCCTGAAGAGCGCCAAGACCAATATTTGCCAGATTCTGGTAGTTGTTCATCTGGCCAGACAGCCATTGCTGACCAAGCGTTGGTGCGATTGTTGCTAACTGATTACCGGTTGCAGTGGAACCCAATCCACCTGTTGCTTCCGCTGCAGCCAGACTCTGATAGCGAGCCTGACCAGCAAGATCTTTGTACTGCTGAGAGTTGTAATACTGGTTAAGTGCCTGACCTTGCCCTTCCAGAGACGATAAGTTCTCGAGGCTGCCGACATACTTATCAGCCAGAGGAGTAAACGGCTTCAGGTTGTTCATGATGGTGTTGAACTGCTGATTTTGCAGGTCTGCTGCATACTTCTGAGCTTCTGCGGCATACTTTGCGCTTTTATCAGAACTGCCACCTTTCCCGCCTTTTTCATGGCAATAAGGTTCCTCGCCGCGCAGTTTTCTGCCCAGCTTAAATGCATATAACATGGCTATCTCCCGTGATTCAGGAAGTCGATTAGTTCTTCGCGTGTAGCACTGTAAAATGTCACGTCATCCACGCCTTTGAAGTATTTCTTGATGGTTCCTACACGCTTAAGGCCAATCATTGCGCAGTACATCTGACCGTGGCGGAATTTGCGTGCGGCGAACGATGTGACGCACTGAACGGTGGTGTTAGTCAGAATGTATCGCCAGAACGCCAGCCCGATTTCCTTGCTGAAGCCGCGAATCTCTGGCAGGTACATGGCGTGGCAATCGAATGTCAGCGGCTGAATCTCCTGATAGTAAACAATTCCGCCGAACTGCCCGTGCACGTTCACCTCAAAGTAACGGCATTCAGGTTTGTAGTCGTATCCATCACCGTTGTTGCTTCCGGCAATAATGTCAGGGTGATTTCCGACTGCTTCTATCAGGTCGATGTTTCGCGTTGGTTTGAATGTAATCATCAGTCAATCAGCCCATGTAATCTAAGTGCTGTTTCAAGCGCCAGAATACGCTGCCGCGCCTGCTGCAAACCTGTAGCGAGAGCCGCGACTTCGGATTGTGTGTACGTAGTGCCGACCGTGTATGACTGGTTAGCGTTGAATGAGCCAAGAAGAGGTGTACCTGTGGCTGCAGTCCATCCGGTATTTCTTGCTCCAACAACCTGAATTCCATCAACTGAATATGACGTTTTTACATCCAGCGGTGACGCAAGAGACTGCGATTCGGTTACGGTTTTCGATACGTAATCACTCTTAATGCCAGAGACATCGTTTTCTACGTCATCCAGTCTTTGGTCAACAGTGACCAGATGCGCCTGAATATCGATAACCTCATCCAGCAAGTAATCAACATCGCTACGCAGTACGACTATCTTCCCTTCGGCGGTTGTTAACCTGACCTCAAGGAGATTTATCGCTTTTGTGTTTGCGGTGATTCTTGCGTCGTGATCAGCCAGTTCGACATCCTGTTCATCGTTTTTTACCTGGGCATCGTAAGCGCCCTGACCAGCCTGATTTGCCTTCCCGGCAATTGCGCCGACATCAGCCCCCTGATTAATGACATACAACAGGTAAGACTGGCTGAATATATTGCGTGGAAGGACTGATGTGTCGAGTCGTGTAGTCTGAATGATTACCGGCTCATTGAGATTCGAATCAGCCATTACTCAATCCTTATCTGGCAGCCAGACAGAGTGACAGGTGACTTCGTGATAACGCGCAATTTGAAACCAATGTTTTTCCTGATGCGCCCTACTCGCTTCCACAAAACACGCTTGTCGTAAACGAACGGTTCATTCTGCTCAATCATCTGCTCACGCCCGTAATTGATGCCGTCAGTGGTTGCAGAGAGAAAAAGGCGGTCGGCGTACTGCGCAACGCCAGTTGACGATTCAACCTCAAGGTCGAAAACTCTGGCGTTATCTGCTTTGAAGAGTGGGGTAAACAGCAGATGTTCCTGTTGCTTGTCGTACTGGCTGCTGATATCGAACTGCAATTTCCCGGTCACGGATTCCAGCTTATCGCCGCACGTTATCTGATTGCCTTCGTAAATGAAGTCGATAGCGCGGTACACATCGTCATACAAGCCAGTTTTCAACACACACCATTGCGGACCATTGGCGCTTGAAGATGCGTCGTACACGAGAACATGGCGCGGAAGGTGGATAATCAGCAACTCATGAGCATCAAATCGCAGCGATTCCATCACACCATCAGCCAGTTCATCAGCAGTGTAGGAGCGGAGGATTTTCTCAATGCTCGCGCTGGCGATTGGTGATACCTGACCTGAGCCGATGATGTATACAGACGGCGCACCTGTTGCCGGATTGCTGATGAACGCATACGAGTCAGCAAACGGCGTTTTGCAGTAGGTTCCGGCAATGCCTTTCTGCACCATCAGCGATGGCTGTGCGACATACAAAGCGGCACCAACAGTGGTTGCACCTGTCAGGGAGAAATATTCAATCGTTGATGAACCAAAGCAGACGATGAAGTCTCGCCATGTCCCTATGCCGATGATGCCATCAGGCTGTGATTCTGCGCGATATTGTGCGCTGTATCGGTCAGGATGCGATTCGTCTTCAAGGTCAGTGATAAACCATGAATCAGTGCCGTCTTTTGACCACGCATAACGACCACGTAAGCGCGTAATGTCACGGACCGAACCTAACTCATACTGTGTGAATCCGCTGTCCGCAGGCCAGTTTGAGACTGTTTTAACCGTGCCATCATAGCGATACTCGACCAGTTGACCATTAACACCTACCGCCTGTGATGTCCGACCATGCGCCATTGATACACGACCACTTCCGGCGACGTCACCGACTTCACTTTCGCCTTTGTACAGCTTGCCACCACACACACGATAAACAGCATTCTGCGCCATGTTGTACTCGACGCCGCGCGATACGCCGTTCACATCAGAACGTTTGGCAATGCCCGGGAATGAGCGAAGATATCCGCTGCTGTTAAGGATTTCTTTGGGTGTAGCCAACATATTCACTGGCAGATAGTCGATATAGTCGGCGTTTCGGAAGTCTTTGCCGACACCTTTCATAAGCGGAAGTTGCTGAATAGGCATTTATTCACCTCACGTGCTCGGATCATCTTTCTCGATGTAAAACCGATTCCACGTAAACGCGCTTTTGTTACCACTACCGCGAGGCATGTCATTTCGCCGCTCAAGTGGTGGTATTTTGGTTAAAGCGATACAGATTGTTTGATATGCACTGTCAGCAGCGGTAAGGAGAGCGTCTGACGGCTGAATGACGTTATCCATGCACACTTGCACAGCGAGTTTCAAAGCGACGCCATCATTTGCCCATGCAGGGATACCTGAATCATCGTCAGGTAACGGCATGATGCCGTTTTCTGTATCAGCAAACTGATATCCAAGCTCGATACCTTTAGCCTGCCATGCTGCCATCATGTCTTCGAGGTCATTAATGGCATCTTCAATTGCCTGAGGGTCAGCATCTGTCAACGTGGCATTGGAATACAGCCCGGCTTTTCGTAAAGCCTTAAGAACGAGATCACCCTTCGTTTTCGCCATCTTCTTCCGCCTTAGCCACTTTATGCTTCGTTGCGGTTTCTTCAGGAGTTTTTACCCAGCCTTTTTTCAGGTGAGATTTAACTTCTTCGTCATCAACAATGATGTAATCGACAGCAAACTGACCACAGGTGATCATGTTGCCAGGCTTATAGAGCATTGTTCGTGCCATTGTCTTCTCCCAATAAAAATGGGGCCGAAGCCCCACCAAAATTACTGCCCGGCAATAACGATGCCCGTATATTCAGGAACAAGTACAGAGCAACCGTACAGGGTGGTGAAACGCGCAGTGGTTACACCTTTGATGTGGTCGAAGGCGTAAGACATGATCAGCGTAGCGCCCTGCTCGGTGGTTGCTGTCATTACCTGTGGACCCTGACCAGTCGGGAACGCCAGTTTGCCGTACATCAGCTCAACAGAACCATCAGCCCAGAACAGGTTAGCAGGTGCTGCGTTCTTGTTGAGAATGGTGATTGCTGCAGTTTCTGCCGGCTTGGCATCGACGTTTGCATATGGACGGCTCGCAACATCGGCATTTCCAACAGGGAGAATCTTTGGAGAGATTGTTACGGTGGTTCCTGCTGTGTCTACTGCCAGAACGCGGAATACCTGCGGCTGCCCGGTGGTATCTTTGGTGATCTGGTGTACGGAATTCACACCTGCGATGGTAAACGCATCGCCAACCTGCAAGCCTTTAGCAGATACCGTAATGGTCCCCTGTCGGTTATCAACAGGCATGCCATTTGAATCTTTCGCTTCAACCTTGTGTTCAGGTTGATTTGATACTGTCAAGGTTTCAGTGCTTCCTGCCGGTAATCGACCGGAAATATCGGTCTTGTAGCTATCAAAGGAAGCAACCGGAGGGATCTGCGCTTTTTCGTATGCTGTCAGGGTTGCGCCCTGAGCGTAGGCACGGTGACCAAGCTCGCCAGCAAGGTCTTTGTAGTTGAATGGGTTCCAGAAAGAGCGACGGTTGATACCCTGAGGTACACCAATCGCCGTCATGGTGGCATCAATATCTGCCGCACCATTCCACAAGGCGAGGCCCCGTGAGCCATTTTCTGAGGCAGGAATTGCGACCACGTTAGTAGCACGCTGCGTGACCATGGAAATCAGGTCAGAGTCAATCTGTGCAGCAAGGCGCATGCCTGCGGCTCGACCAGCTTCAGTTTTATGTTCCGGGTCACGCATTTCACGCGCATCCAGAGTGTACAGAATGTTTTTCGGCTCCTTGAACACAGAAGGAACAAGGCGCTGAACCAGTGCTGTTGGTGTTTTTTCGCTGAGGTCCAAGCCCTCCTCAATGTTCATGTGGTAATGCTGCGGACGATACAGAACATCACCTGCTCGCTGCATTGCTGTATCACCGGGACGGAATTTTTTAGCGTTACGGGAAACTACGCAGGCGGCCTCAAAGCCTTCAACGTAGTTTTCGAACATGATTTCAAGGTCTTTTGCTAATTGGTTAGCCATGCTTAATGCTCCGATAGGTTATTTTTTTGCCTTTTTAGCGGCGAAATACGGCGTCCAGTCACCAGTTTCCAGCGCCTTGGCTTTCAATTTGTCGAGGTTGTTGATTACTGCGCCGTTGCTCCCCTTAACTGTCGGGGTTGTGGCTGCCGTGGTTTTTGCTTTTGGCATGATTCTGGCCTTCGATTCGATACGTTCCAGCAGACGACCAATTGCTACGGGGTTGGTAGCTTCTGCCAGTTGCTTGCGCAGTTCAGCGTTGCGACCAAGCGCCAGAACAACGATTTCCGGCTTCTCTGACTCAAACAGGATCGCGTTTTGTGTCTCGATGGGGATTTCCTCGAGTACGGCCTGTTCTGCTTCCTGATAGCCAGGAACTTTGAGAGCCTTAACACGTTGCTGATATTTGGATAATCGCTCTTGATAGGCAGCCTGAAGCTCCTGCTCCTTCTGCTTGCGAGCCATCTCCTGTTGCTGGTACTTGCCGTTATCCTCTGCCCACTTAGCCATGCGTTGCTGGTAGATTTCTTCATCGAAACCGATGTCCTCATCATCCAGTTTTGGCATTCGCGGTGGTTGAGTTATTACCGGCTGCTGCTCGACGGGTTTCTGAGACTGACGCATCAGCTCTTTCAGCTCGCGGTCTTTCTCTTTAATCGTCTTGCGCAGGTGTTTTACCAGTCCATGCTCTGCGCCATCTTCGCTGGTTGGCGAATCCAGCTTTTCGTCACCAAAGTAGAATTCCTGCTCTGATTCGTCGTCATCAGTTTCAGTAGCTTCCTCTGCATCATTGCCGGAGGACTCACTGCCATCTTCTGTTTCGACTTCTTCAGCCAGTTCGACATCATCAGGAATCTGCTCTGACGCGTCGGTTTCGATTTCAACTTCTGGTGTGTTTTCTGCCATCTGGTCCATTTGTTACCCCTGTTTACTCGATGTTCAGCCCATCGGAAGGCAATAGGGTGCCAGGCCTCATAAAGACAGCCATTGCACGTTATGGGTTAATTACTGCTGTGGTTGTTGCTGAGTTGATTTTTGCAGGATGCTGCTGATGTCCATGCGCTGCGCATGGCCCTGTGCCTGACTTTTCAGGACAAGCTCTGCATCAGCACGGGCATTGTCTCCTTGCTGTTGCTGGAACTGTCCGAGCAGTTTCAGAGCCTCGCGGATATCAGATTTCTGCTGGCTATCGGCAGATGCGAGGATTTTCACAACATTTGCCGCTGCAACCTGAGCATCAGTCTGTGCCTGGAATGCTTTAACCTGAATGGCTGCCTGCTCGTTCTGCGCTTTCTGCAATTCAGCCTGACCAGCAAGAAGCTGACCTTGCGCTGCAACCATAGCCGGATCTGGCTGACTGGCCTGTTGTTGTTTCGCCTGCTCAACCATCTGCTGTTCTTCTGGCGTTCTCGGCTTGATAACTCCAGACAGAAGCAACTGATTGCGGTTGTATTCTTTAAGATCGTCCATCCCTTCGCCGTCCATATTGTCGAGGATCATCGACGATACAAGGTCGTGTTTCGGCGTTCCGGGCGGGATAAGTGCCAGCATGGAAAGTAACGACTTAACCGTTGCATCACGGCGAGTAGCGAACGACTGACCGACATCGACAGTCACTTCATAGTTACCCTGCGAAAGGTCGTTAAGCGCGATAACCTGCCCTGTCTGACGGTCAACCACTTCACCAGTCATCAGCGCCACGTCATCGCTGCCGTCCTCATTAACGACACGCATCGGCGTATCACTGCCATAGACTTCACGAGCCATAGAAAGCCACACGACGCCAGCGCGGCGCATGGATTTAGCCATGTTGTCCATGTAGATATAGGACTGCGTGTCCATCCGGTTAAAGATGCTATCAACGGTATCGGTAGCGACGTTGCTCGGCATGTTCTCAAGCTGCGACGCACCTGTAATTTGCTGAATAGCAGTTCCGGTGTACTGCAATAGCCCGGCAAGAGCAGGAGGCATTTGTGTCGGAGGTGTCCAGCCAGCAACCTGAGCCTCTGAAATGACCGTTCCGTTTTTGTCCTTCTTGCTCGTCATGGGAAGAACTGCAGGTCTTTTCTTATTCCTCTCTGCCCAGTAATTCATTAATGGGCCGGGAATGAAATCAACATCCACGATAGGAATGCCATCACCGCCAGCCTGAGTAGCGTTATCTGCAATCATGGAAACCATCAGGTTCTCAAGACGCTGTGCATCCATCGCTTTTGCTGCGTGGCCTTCGATTCGCTCCTGATTATCAACAAATGAGCGACGCCCATATACCGGGATGAGTGGAATATGTTCGCCCGGAATACGCTTCGGTTCTTCCAGCCATTCAGCGCCAGACAGAAGGCCGCAATAAACGCGGCGTTTCTTCACAGTTCGCTCACCAATCAGTTCGAATGCGCCATCGGTTAGCTCGTCGACAATATCTTTGATTTGCTCTTCATCATAGATTGCCGTTTCTCCGCTGACAGGGTTACGCCACGCCGTGAGATTCACCTTCTCTATGCGAACTTCGTAGTAGCGTCCAACATAGATGGCATCGGGCGTTGACCAGTCATATTGAGTGCCAGTGTCATCACGAGAAAGGCTTGCCGCGATGGAATCAGGGTATTCAGCCTCGAACGCTTTGGGCGTCATGGAGAACATTTCCATAGCCCACATAGCATCAGAGCGGTCATATTGCTTGCTGTCCTGATCGAAGAAGACGCATGTCGCCGGGTCGTAAACAGGAAGAAGGCTAATGCGTCGCTGCTCGTTACTTGGGTCCATTTCATCTTCGTAATCGGCACACATGCGGAAACAACCGAATCCGCCCGTTACAGCATCATCAAATGCGTTATCACACGCTTCACCACCGGATGTTTCCTGATAATCAGCGCGGAATTTGCCGTTCATCTTTTCGGCTAACGCTTCCGATGCCTTATCGTCCTTCGGTCTGAATTTAACGCTGATGCGATTCTGTCGATACTCGCCAATGATGCGATCACATTCACGGGCAATCTTATTCAGTTCAAAGCGCGGATAATGCTCAAACCTGCCTTCATCAAATGAGTAACCAGCGTTTGTGCTGCCTTCCCACTGTGCGCCGGACACCCTGACGAAGCGTTGAGCTTCTATAATCTGCTCACGCATATCCTGCGTTGCTGACCAGGCATTATCAAAGTTGCACAGCACCTTGCGATGCCAGTCAGTCATCTTTTTTTCTGCCATATCAACCTACACCACAAGGAATTGAGTAACTGGAATAGTCGGGTTGCGCAGCCGACTCCGGGCAATGCATACACATCATCAGCGCATCAGCCAGGTTAGGAGATGGAATACCGAGCTTCTGCTTCATTTCGACCTTAGTCATAAGCTCCAGCTTCCCGTTGTTATTGAATTTGCGCTGAATCTGCGTCAGTTCTGCAAACAGCTTCTCCAGCATCTTCTCGCCTATCGCTTCTTTGTCGAAACTCAGCATGTCGTCGGGGTCTGCATACTCACCGTGAACAACCGCCCGATATGTCAGATACAGCCTGTCAGCCAGCGCGTAATAGAATTGCGCTCGCTTATTGCGGAACACATCGCCAATAGTGCGAACGTTGTCGCCCTGCACGACTTCATCAGCCCATGCCCCGGCCTGATACGGTGCATCTTCATCGAATGGCGATTCGCTGCCCTTGAACATCGTGGCGGTGATTTTCTTGCCGGAGAACGCTTCCGTTGTCTGTCTGCGCAGCCCTGCACCGACACCATCGCCATCCCACAGGTAATGGTCAGCGCCGTCTTCAATCGCCAGCGAAGTAGCCCAGTCAGCACCCTCGTTGATGTCCATCAGCAGACCTTCGGCAATGCGCTTAACTACCGAACCGTGACGCGATGCATAACCTTTAGCATCTGGCCCTGTATCTGATGGGTCATGCGCAGAGACAACAGCGCCTTTCGCTTTCCATCCGAGTTTCTTGTGCGCATCGGTTGCGGCTTCAAGCCATTCACGTTTGATGATTGCCATATCACTTGCGCTTACCGGCTCACCAAGCCAGATGTGACGATACAGTGTCGGGTTTCTGCGTTTACACTCTTCCATCTCCAGACGGAGAACTTCAGGAAAGTGCGGGTTGTCGGTGTAGTTCACCGTCAGCAGACAAATATCATCGGGAGGGTTTACTACGAATCGCTGATAGGTATCGTCGAGTATGTTCTTCGGGTTAAAGCTCACCCATATTTCAGAGAACGGCTTACGGATGGTTGGTATCAGGATATCCCATGATTCCTTCGTTACCGCTTCCGCTTCTTCCACCCAGCAGATATCAATGCCTTCGAGAGATTTAATCTTCGTCGGGTTGTTTTTGATGCCGTAGAACATGAATTCAGCATTCGTTCCGAGATGACGAATCATTGAACGCTGAATTTCAAACTCAGCCGAATACCCTTCACGCTCGATAGTGTCTTCAAGCAACCGGATTACCGAATCGCTGATACTGTTTTGCAGTTCACGAGCGCAGAGAATACGCACTGGCTGCCGACGCACCGCTTCAACAAGCAGTCTCGCGATTGCCCATGACTTACCGCTACCTCGACCGCCTTTGGCGACTTTGTAGCGATGCGCCTCAATGAACGGTTCAAAGATAGGATTAATCGAGGTCATTTTCCGAATAGAGTGCTCATCGGTGATGTTTCAATCTGAATTGCGCCGCCGTCCTTACCGACAAGCTCGTTAGTTACCTTGTCGCCATACTTACGGGGATTCATTCGGGCCAGCGCCCATTTGCGGGTATCAACGCGAAGTCTTGCCTTTGCCACCTCGGCGGCATCAGGGATTACGTCGTCAGCAATTTCGAATATCTCTTCGAAAATAGAGTCGGCCCGAGTCTCTGTTGCCTTCGCGTACTGGTCACGAAACTCCTGATGTTCAGCCAGCCAGCGAAAAACTGATGTTTTGCTCGGCATTCCTGGGCGTTCGCAAACTTTGCGCAGACTCTCACCGGAGGAAAGCAATGCGCAAATGTCATTAGCCACCTCCGGCATATAATCAGAGGGGCGACCACCTTTCTTTTTCTCAGTCGCCATATTGATTATTTCCCTTCTGCTTGCTTATCCCATTCATCGCGGAATTTGGATGGGTTGTCGAAACCTTGAGTTGCCATGTTTACGCTCCCGTAGTGAACAGGTCTAACGCTTCCTTCGATTTACGCACCGCTTCGATTGTGCGGGTCGTGATATCTGAATTAGCGCCGCCTGACTGGAAGTGAATTTTGAATAGCTCAAGCTTCAGCTCGTCAGTGCCAATGAACTGAAATGCTTCCTCTGCGGCTGCGTTCTGGTTCATGACCAGTTTGTAAATCTCTAACTGGAATTTCTGTTCTTCAGTCATGGGAATAATCTCTGCCATTGTTGGCTCCGTTTATCCGTTAAAAGGGATATCAGTTAAGTTATCCCGTGTAGGGTATAAGCCATTATCAAAGCCACTCTGTAGGGAATGGCTTTTGTAATAACTACTGTTCGCTTAACTTCTGCTTCAGCAAGTAACCTTCGAGCATCCAGATTTTGTTTACAGCATTCTGCCGGGCAATCTTCCGACCAATTTCTGCATCAAAATTTTCCGGACTTGCACAGGCGCTCTCGCCGGTGACGGTGAAGCCATTCTTCAGCACCAGTACGCAGAAAGTGAGCAACTTCAATGGTGATAAATCACGATCGCCTTCTTCTGGTTTTTCCCTGCCACAATATTCGTTGCTGGAAATGGCACCATTTCGTCCATCATAAGCAGTAAAGTAATGCTCGCTTTTAATCACGTCTTCGATGTGCTGCGGGGTGATTCGCGGAGCGGTTTTGCCTTTCTCAACGATTTCTTTTTCGATTTGCTGGTCGTTCATAATTATGACCCTGTAGAGTGGTTGCTTGATTAGGATGTCTTTCCATCAGTCCGCCACCACAAAGAATCTTTTTTGCCATAAGGCTGGAGGTTCATCTTTCAGTGGCTGCCAGTGTTATTTCCCCACTTTTTGGCTTGGGTTGTTTCGTGGTACTGCCGTTAACTGGTGGCGCACAGATTTAGTTAAATCCGTTCTCGCCTGAACTATCTTTTACATACCCGGATTGTGGGGATGTAAATCACGGTTTCATTATCAAGCCCACCAGTAGATGGGCTTTGTAATGAAGAGTTGTTATGAAAATTGCTCTAAACAAGCATTAATAGCCATCAGAAGTAATCGCTACAGATTTCAATCCCTCAATGTCATCCTTGGACAGGGCGAACCATTCACCGTGCTTTCTCTTTGCGGCAAATTTGCGATGAAGCATGTTTTCAGTTTCTCTTCCACCAGGGATCAGGCACTCAAGCTTCAAGCAGTCTGGTCCAGAGTTGCCAAGCGATTTGATGCGTTGTGGAATGTTGGATGAATACCCAATTTTGGTTAGCCCAGTTTTCTTCGATGACAAAACGTATACCTGAGGAGGTTCTTTTCTCTGGTCTTCCATTACACGTCTCATTGTTGCCATAAGTCCGCCGTGCATCAGCATTTCAACAAAGAACGCTGACCGAACACCTGACGACTTAAGCATGCCAGAAAATTCACTTGCCAATTCCATTAACTCTGCGATGTTTTCAGGAACTTTTTGGCAGTTATCTTCCTTGTATAAGGAAATCATTCTTTGAAGCTTTTCTTCTAATTGGTTCATAGCGTCTTTACCTTTTAGAAAGTGAGCCTGTCTCACAGAAAAGCCGCCCCGAGATGGTCGCCACCATATACGGCAGTTCTCAGGCTCAACTTTCTGAAAGGCTCGGGTGATGTAATATGCGCGTGAGATGCGCTGTGAAATTCAGATGTAAAAAAAGCCCCGCATCGCGAGGCTCATTAAATTGACTTTGTGATTTGCAAAAAAATTATTTCAGGCACTGAGTCCTGATGTACTCCTGCAGGTAGTTAACCTGCACGGTTATCTTGTCGATTCCACTTCGGAGACGGTAATAATTGAGTTCAGCATCTGCTGTAAGTCTTGGGCTTTCTCCATCGCCCATGCTGCTGGCTCCGGTCGTTGACTTTGCACAGGTGGCGGCGACTTGCAGGCGCTTACGCCCAGCAGAAACATCAGCACGAAGGCTTTCGATAGTAGCGTTAGCATCAGCAAGCTCCTTTGTGTATCTGGCGTCGAGTTCTGCTACATCACGTTGACGCTTCTGCATGTCAGCGATTGTGGATGTGGCCTTATCGCGCTGCTCTTTGTAGGCGATTGCGTTATCACGGTAATGATTAACAGCCCATGACAGGCAGACGATGATACAGATAACCAGAGCAGAGATAATCGCGGTGACTCTGCTCATACCTCAATCTCTCTGACCGCTCCGCCAGCCTCTTTGAATTTTGCAATCAGGCTGTCAGCCTT